GATGGACCGTTGTCTATTTTGGTTCCCTCGCGCTGCCACATTTGCCAACACCCGTCGCACGCCCAATCACGCGCGATTGCCAGCGACCGGACGTCTACCAACACCTCGGGCCACACCCACGACCCGCACTCGCACTGCACCTGAATTCTGCCGGCCTTTTCCCGCTGCGCGAACTGCGCCAGGTCATCGTCTGCCGCCGTTTTCACGCCAGCACCACGTAAGGTATTGCGTTCGCACCGGACGGCGACGCCGTTACCGATGTCGGTGCCGTGGCGGTCGTGTAGGTCACCTGGTCAAATGACGTGATGGACGAACCCGTCGCCACCAGCGCATCCTCCAGCGTGACGCCAAAATCATCGTTTAACCCTAGCCCATCAACGGTAATGGTCGCGGTGTTATTCAGGCGCGATGTCGTGGACGACGCCCCGGCAGCACCGACCACCGTAACCGTGCCTCGCTTGACCCATCCGCCGCCATCGTTGGTATACAGCCCGACCTTGACCCATCCCGCCGCGTAGTTCGATGCGCCGATAAACAGGTTAGCCACTGTAACATCGAACTGATACGTGTACTGGTCGTTGTAGGCTTCCGACGTCTGGCCCTTGTTGATCGAGTGGTCCAGACCAGACGGCGATGATGGCGTGCTGCTGGTCGAATCCGTCCGCAATGTTCCCGCGCCTGAAAGTTCGGTCAGCTTGGCGCGCATATCGAACCCGGACGTCGAAATATTCAGCGCCGTGTAGTCGTATGTCTGGTCGCCGCTTAATCCGGTACTGGAATAATTCAGACCGCCGGGGAACAGGGTCACGTTCGGGATGTTCCCCCAACTATTCGCAAATGTGATCGAGTCGCCGTCGTCCGCTGACCCGATTGCCATGCCGTGCGCCACCGAACGCAACGTACCACCACCGTCGTCAGTCGTCACCCCGGTGGACAGTTGTCCGTCACCGATCAGCGTATTGCCGACCCATTCCCCCGTCGTGTTGCCGTCGCCGATAACGATAGAGTTTTGCAGACGGCCGTCCGCAGGGTCGTACATCAACGTCCCGCCCTCGTCATACACCGGACCGGTAAATCTCGTGCCGTTAGTGTACCCCTGAATCCGTGCTTTGTGCTTTTCCCACAGGTCGTTTACCGCAATCGGCTGGTTCGTTTCCATGTCGATTACATACGCGCCGACCTCGCGATTGCCGATATTGCTGACGTTGTACGCGATGCCGAGGAATCCAGCATACCCGCCCTGGTTGAAACCGCCGACGGTCAGCGTGTCATAATCACCGACCGCAGGATCAGCCCACGCCGTGCTGCTGTCTTCTTTCAGCACAACGTCAATAGGCGCGTTCCCCTTGCCCTCGGCAAAACTGATCACGCGGAATGCTTTAGACGAAAAACTGTATTTCGGGTACGTGACGGCAACATGCAAACCGGGATACGCGCGCAACCCCGACCATTTCAGCGTAAGCGGCAGCGTCATCTGCTGGTCGTTCTGGTTTAGTCGCTTCCACAAGATGCGCTGCGCCATCGTCTTGCTGTTGGTCATTTCCAGTCGGACGTTGCGCCGAATAGTCTTACCGTCGCGCGTGACCAGGCTTGCGATAGACTTTATGACCTCGGCCTCCTGATAGCTTTGCGCCGGGTCGTAAATTACCGCTGACATTTCGTTGAACCGCTCGCGCCGGGATAGCGAGGTCGTCAGCGGCACACGACCGACGATGTCCGTCTCGGTAAATGTGACTGTCGGCGCGTCGTAAAACCCCGGTTTGAATCGCCACAGACCACCAGACTTGATCGGCGTCCCGATCATCGCCGACATGATTTTCTCAAAATTCTTTTGGTTCGTGTCGCCCAGACTGATTACGCCGTTGCAGGTGTACCGCTTTTCGGTGTTCGCCGGCGATGCCGCAGGTGGTATCTCGACCAGCACATCGCACACGTCCGCATCGCTTTGGGCGTTCGTCCAGTCGCACCGGTCCTCGGTGATCAGGTATCGTTTTTTGTACTGCGTCGCGTAATCATAGGCGCACAGTACGGGATTGTCCGACCATTCCCAGGTGCTAGGCGTTGCGTGCCGATGCGACCCGGACCCCCCGACCGTCGTGTCTTTTCGAGGGTCGTAGATTTTCTTTCCCTTGACCTTGAACCGAATTTTTTGCGGGAGGCCGGACTCGAACAGTTCCTCACTGTAGGTGTTCAACGAAAACCGCAGCAACACCGATGCATAGCCAGTTGCCTTGTGCGCCGACGTGATGTCGGGATAATTCGCCGTCAGTTCGCTGTAGGCCGATGTCGTGTTGTGCTGCTTGAACAGTTTGAGCGCAGCCAGGTCTGCGGTCGATGACGTTGCGTAGTCGCCGCTGGTCGGCTCACCGCCCCATGTAAAATCTGTCCCCGCGACCAGTATTTCGTCGTCCAGATGGACCTCGGTAATGTCCTCGACCTCGTGCGCCGCGACGACGGCCAGCATGTGCAATTGCTTGGTTTCGACATTGCTGATCGTTGTCGTTCTGGTGTTGAAGTACACCAGCGCGCCGCCCACGACCGCCTCACCGTACACGATGACTTTCGGAATGATCGACGATTGCAGCAGCACGTCGCGCGGAATGTTCGCGCCGCCGCCCTGCACCTTTGGCGTCATTGCTTTTGACAGCAGCACCGACGCTGCAACTGCCAGCACGCCCTGCGCGATTGCGCTGCTGGCGACGAACGCGACGACAGCCTTTACCGTTGCGATTATCGCGGTCGCCATGCCGCCACCACGTTGACATTACTTGAGCGCGCCACGCCCTCGATAGGATGCACATACACCACGCAATACCCCGTCCATATTCCCGCGCATTCATTGCCTGGCGCAAGATCAAATATCACCACGTCACCCGGCAGCGGGTCGCCTGACTCATCGCCCAGCAGGTCGCGGAACAATCCTAGCAGCCCTTTGGCCTCGACCAGGATTGCGCGCGCCGACGCGCGGTCGGTGTAATGGAATTTTTCCGCGTGATCGACGCCGGTCAGCGCGAACCAGTACGCTGCGGCAAACTGACAGCAATCCAGCGCGCCGAACTCGACCCGGCGACCGGCGTATTGTTTCCACGCCGATTGCAGCGCCTGCTCCCACGTCACACCCATGTATTGACGCCGTCAAAAATACGCGACGGACTTGACGGCCCCGTGCGACCCGATACCCGATGCCCGCGCCCCCAGATCAATTTCACGTTTTGTAGCTCGGCCATGTACTCGAACAGAAGTTCTCCCGTATTCTCCGATTGGAGCTGGTCGTTGCTGTAAAATTCTAACGGTGCCTCATCCCAGTCGGCCAGTTCCGATTCAACGGTCAGTTGTATCGCCGTCTCACCGTCACCGTCGACGATCTGCATCACGTCGCATGCGCCAGCAGCTAACTCATAAATCGACTGCGCCGGCGATACCTCATCAGTCACCAGCGCGCCGGTGATCACGTTGCGGAATCCCAGGTACACCGTACACGGGCGCTCGTAATAATCCTCGGTCAGCGCCGCCGTCAGCAGACCCGAATCAATGCCCGACAGTGTCATCGCGAAACTGTACGGACTGGTTTTTTCCGCTTCCTCGATGCCGCCGATTGCGCCCAGGTCACCGACGCCGAGCCACGATTGACCGAGCGCCGTGATCGTCCCAAGATCGGTGTGCAGGTACACCGTGCCGCTGTCCAATTCGATTTTTACGAACCGGACCGGGATCACATAGGCGTCGTCAAGCACGCCATCAATTTGTGATGGGACTGCTCGTTGCGTCATGCCAGCACGTCCTGCATCAATGTGATCTGAATGCGCGCCATCGTCAAATCCTCAGGACGATTACGTGATGCCGGTGCCTGCTGCAGAAAAACGCCGAACGGCGCGACGTATTCGACCGACGTATTGTCCGCATATGCCTGATGCAATTCCGGCCAGATCGACACCGTCGCCGCACCACCGCCGTCGCTGTTCGCGTCCGCTGATACCTCGACCAGTTGATTATTGATCGTCAGGTAATCGCCCGCCTTGAACGCCGGCGTCAAACTCGCCTGTAACCCGTCGATGCTGATCGACGTCGCCCCGGCTGTGTGCGCGCCGACCAGTTGCACCGTGTTCGCCAGGTGCGCCGACATGCCTCCGGCAATCGTGTATCCCGGTATTAGGAACTTTACGCGATTCCGCTGGCCCCGGACCAGCGCCAGGAACCCGCGTAGCTCGCGCAACTGGTCCGGCGTCCGGCCCGCAAAAACAGCCGACAGTATCCAATGATTGCCCGTGCGCCCCTCGGTCTGCACGCTGCCGTTACCGGCGACGAACGTCCGGTCGACCCATTGCTCAATTAGGTCGTAACTGGTCGGGTCTTGCGGCAACGTTTCGATGGTCACAGCTTGCCCTCCGATTTCATTTGTATAATTTCGGCCTTGGTCCGTTCGCGCGTTTCGTCCAGCGCCTGCTGTATCCGCGCTGCCGCTGCCGGGTCAGCGCCGCGCGCGTCAATGTCGAATGACTGATTGACTGTCACGCCACCACCGCCGCGCGTCATGTCCAGCACGCGTTCGTTCGGGTGCAGTATGGCAGGGAATCCGCCCTTGCCATCAATGCCGCCGATTCTGGCCCCGGCCCCGGTGTCGCCGCCGCCCTCGAACGACGGCACGCTTGTATCAATGCCTTTTAAGTTACTGATAATCCCGGTGCCGATGCTGGCGACCTGCGCGATCGCCGCCAGGTTTGCCGGCCAGGGTGTAGCCAGCGCCTCCGACATCGCGACCTGCATGTTCATCATCGCGGCCCGAATCGCCACTGCGGCCTTGATCGCCAGTAGCGCACGCTCGGCCTTGCTGTCCTGCTTGGCAAGCGCGATTCCGAAATCCGCAATCGACATGGCGACGTCCATACGCGCCTTTGCCAGGTCCTGTTCTTTCTCGAGGAACCAGTCGTCGTGTTCCTCTTTCGCCCGTTGCAACAGGTCGTTTGCCTCCTGCTCGGACAGCAGTCGCCGCGCCAGCGCCTCGTCGATGATTTCCTGCCGTCGCGCGTAGCTGGCCCGGATCGTCTCCTCCTCGGTCATCAGCGACTGCGTCATTGACTCGATGTCGCTTTGCAGGTCCGCGTCGCGTTCCAGGTCTTTGTCGAGAAATCCCTGTAATGTCTTTTCGATGTCGACCGGCGCAGCAGTCACGCCGGGACTGGTAGGCGCGCCGGACGATTCCCCGCGCTGCATCGTCGCAACAGGCTCGTCCAGCTGCCCAAGCGCGCGCATTGTTCCCTCGACCTCGGCCAGTTCCGCATTCAGTCGTCGCAGCCGCTCGATTTCGCGGTCCTGACTCGTCGGGTCGAACGCCGTTTCGAGGTTTCGCAGCGCCTGCGCCATTTCCGCCTTGATGTCCTCACGCTGTTGCGCGAGAAGTTTCGGCCCGCCGGTTGCCAGTCGCGCAATCTCGCGTGCAACGTCTTGGATACCTGTCACGGTCTTGGAAATGATTTCCAGCAACGTAGAGAATGACGTGATCGCTGCGCCGACGAATGCGGTAATCCCCTGCGCGGTCGCCGGGTCTTGCAGGATTGCGGTCAGTTGCTCGACCGCCATGCGCGCATCGTTCAGCCCGCCGCGCCCGTTGCCCTCTAGCAAATCGCCGAATGCGTTGGTCAGACCTTGTAGTGACCCGCCGAACGTTTCCCGCGCGGCCTGCGCGCTGCCGCCGAACTGACGTTCTAGTTCGACCAGGATGATGTCCTGCGCTTGCATCAGGCGGTTTGACCCCGCCAGGTACTTGATCAGGTCTTTCTGTGATTCGGAGAACTGGATACCGGAGCGGCCCAGCGCGCCCAGATTGGCGACCGGATCGTTTAGCGCCTTGCCGATCTGCACGACACTGCTGCGTAAATCCTGGTCCATGCGGGTCGATAGATCGAGAGCCGCTCGTGTGGCACGGTCTAACTGTGACTCCATAATTCCCGTGAAAGTGATCAGTAGCGCTTGCGCCTGAATGATTTGCTCATCGCCGAATATCGTGACGTTCTGCAGCCGCCGGGCATCGGCGACGATTTGATCGACGCTGCGCCCGACGGTCCCGCCGGTCGATTCCCAGCCCTGCCGTAGCTGCGCCAGCGCGCGCTCCTGCGTCGCGGTGTTGCGGATGATCTGACGTGTTAGTAACCCTACCGCAGCAGCGGACGCCAGCCCCTTGAACGCCTTGCTGACCGCGCTAACGTTCCCGGTGACCTTTCTACGCCATTTTTGCGTTTCCTCGCGTTGCTTTTTCAGGTCGCGCAGGTATCGGTCGGCCTGCGCCTCGAATGCGACGACCAGTCGCGCTAGATCGACATTTTCAGTCATTCGTCAATGTACCTGATTTTCGCGCGCCGCGCGGATCGCCATACGCAACGCAGCGATTTTGCGCTGTTCGTCTGCAGTCGTTGATTGCCCCAGCATGAACCGTTGCGGTGACACCGGCAGCGAATGACGCGGTCTGTTGATGTTTGCCGTTTGCGCCAAAATCATCGCGGCATGGTAGTTGTCGCGCTCCGGTCCCCACGGGTCAACCACATACAACGCAACCAGGTGTGCGTAGTCCCGCGCGGAAAAAGACCTCAACTGGTCCGGTGTGTATCCGGTTGTGACGCAGATTCGGTAGAAGATTCTAGTTTCTGCGTCGGCTCGGACTTTTTTATCAGCGCATCCTGACTGGCCCCGGTCAGCCCGGACACTTCCAGCACCGCTTCGCCCAGCGCCTCAATCGTTGCCGGCGACAGTTCGACACCGACCCGGTGCGCCTCCTGCCCGCAAAACTCGTCGACGCATTCCGTGATCAGCCAGCAATAAACCTCATACGGCCCGATAGACTTGTCCGCGACGATCTGCTGCAACGCGATCCGCATGCCGACGGTCATCGGGTAAATGCTCACATCCCCCAGCCCGTCAATTGATCGCGTCACGCGTTGCCATGAATTCGCCGCCAGGCGTCGCCGCCGCCGGGACTGCATCCACCCCCGAACGACGACGAACCCAGCCGCACACAGCAGCGTCACGCCGCCACATGCGGCCAGCACCAGCCAGATGATCATTACGTTTCTGCCGTTGTCCACGCACCGTTCCGCTTGACGTTGAACGTCTGCCGCACCGTTTCACCGTCACCGTTCGGGTCGGTCGGCTGTACCGGCATCCCGGTCACCAGAAACGATGCCGTGTTTGTTTCGGTCGTCGTGCCGTCGGCAAAAACAAACCGGATATTCAGCGCGGTCCCGGCGTTGTACGCCGTGCGAAGCAAATCCTGCGCGGTGTCCGCCAGGTCACGCTCGGTCACCAGCGCCATTTCCTCGCCTTCTTCGCGCCCGACGCCGTACTGCTTGACGTTGCCAGAGGTGCCCGTCGTGCGATTCGGATACAATGCCTTGACGCCCGCCAGAACCTCGGGCACCTCGATCAGCGCCAGCGCGGAAAACACTTCAGGGCTTGCCCCGTCCCCGCAACTGACAGCCATTCCGTCGCTGTATGTCGCCATTTCCTAAACCCCTACTCGTGAGTGAACAGAACAGTGAATGATCGGTAGAACGATTCAGCGTCACTGTCCGCACCGCTGAATTCGTTGTAAATTCTTGTCCCGGTAATCTGGGTCGTCCCCATTTCCCCGGCATAATCCTGTAACAGCCCCGATACAAGCGCAGCCATTTCTTCGGCCTTCATCGTGTTAGTGTGCCAGCACTCGATTTCGAATTCAGTGCGGTACACCCCGCTAGTGACACCGGTCGTTTTCGTGCGCTCGTGCCGAATCATCGTGATTTCGATATACGGTGCCTGCACCGCTGGCCCGGCCAGCGACAGCGCGACCGCGCATTGCTCGTAACCGCTCTCAAGCCGAATGAAATCGTGGACGTAGTCGTACAGGTCGGTCTGGATCGTCACCGCGCCACCTTGCGTATCCATTTCTCGATGCCGTCACCGAACCGCTGCAAAACTTTCGCCTTGTTATCCTTTAGCGCAGGTTCCAGCCACGGCTGCGCGCGCATGTACTGCGTGCCGCCCTCGAAAAACAGCGCGTAAAACGCCTCTTTTCGGACGCCGACGTACGCCACGATTGACCCGCCGACGATCTTTACGCGCTTTTTGATCGACCGCGATGCGAACCCTGGCGCGACCAGTCGGCCCTTGTATGTTTTATGCGCCCGTGTACCACGTGGAACATTCCGCCGCGCGGATTGCACCACCGGCGTGACCGCTGTACCCGCCGATGACCGTAGAATCTTGCGAACCTGTTGCGCGTCGCCCAGCGCCGCCAGTTTGCGGTCTAGTTCTTTCCAGCCACGCACCGGGTCAGCCACGGGATCGCTCCACCACGCGCAGCACCAGTTTGTGCTGCATTTCGTTGACGTCCACGATGTCGACAATGTCGAACAATCGCGCCGGACTGTTGCCGTCACTCAATCGTTTGTCATATGTGACGTCAGCCCGATACCGCATCGTGACCTCGATGCGCTGCTCCCCGCGCGTGCCGCCGTCGTTCGTCGGCTCACCACCGCCCAGGTGCTTGAGCGCGCACCGGATCGCCGGATCGGTCGAAACGTTGGCCCAGTAGCCGGGATTCCCGTACTGCTGCACCGACTGCTGTAAATACAGGGTTTGCCGCAACTGGCCCGGCTGAATAATGTGGTTCACGCCCATTGCACCCTGCACGCGTTCACGATTGCCTGGTAACTCATCGGACACTCGGTCAACTGCACCGGCGCGACGATGCCCCGGTTTTCGTACAGGTGGACCGCCATGATCTTGATCGCCTGTTGCGCGAGCGGGTATTTTGCCGTCATGTGATTCGGGTTGCCGTTGTCCGGCGAACCGCCACCGACCGCAGTGTCCACCGCGTCAGGACTCGCGCCCGTGTTCGTGTAGATTCCCGCCGTAAACGTAACCTGGACCGCGTCCGGTCGTTCCGTTTCCGTCGCCGGGTACGTTTGACTTGCCGCCTCCATCAGCACGCCATGCGCCGACACGCGGTACACTGCCGTTGACAACGTCTGCAGCGCCGCCGATGTGTCGTAATACTGGATTGACGAAATCGAGCGCAATGGCGGGCGTGGTAACCGAATCTCGCGCGCGAATCGCGGCAGCGACAGCACCCACGTTTGCTCGATGATGGCAATCCCGGTGTGTAGCTCGAACAGTTCCCGCGCGACCTTGATTAGCGACGTCAGCAACGATGCGTCGGTCGACGGCCCGATGACATGCTCCTGTAGTTCCGCCAGCGTCACCGGCTCAATGACCGGCCCAACAGACCGGCGGATCTCGTGATTATTCATATCGTTGCTTCAGGTGATCCCACGCGATACCGCGCTCGATTTCGTCCCACGTCCATTGACACCACGCAATTCGATTGACCATCGCCACGCGGTCCGGTTTGACCGTCTCGCCTATGGTATGCGCGGCCTCGTGCCAGTACATCGCGCCGCGATCAAATGCGACCACCGGCACGCCGGCCAGCAGCGCGTCCAGCCCGCTGTTGCTGTTCCACGTCCACACCGCGCGAGCGCCCGCCAGGTCGTCGGCCAGCGACGCGGACGTGTACGGATGCGCCGTGACCATGTGATGCGCGCCTTTCGGATGCGGGCGGAACAGGACCGGCACGCCGTCAACGCAGCGCGGCAGCGACTGCACCCAGGGCACATAATCGACGCCGGCCAGCGACGCGTCGCCCATCACCTGCCCACAGATCAGGTAATAATCGCCGTCGTCCTGCCACGGCTTGATCAGGTCGTGGAATTCGCGACCGCGACTGTCATCATCGACGGGATAAAACGTCGCGTTGCCGTTCAGCCCGTTGAACCCTAGCCCGATGTGTTCCAGCCGGTCACCCAAAAACCCGCACTCCATCACCAGATAATCGAGATTACGCGACCGCTGGCCCTCGATGATGCTCTCGAACCTGTGCCCCCAGAACACCGCCAGGTCGCAAGGTTGATACCCCGAATGACCCTCCACGGTCGCATCGTGACCATGCGCGCGCAGACCCTGCGCGAACGACTCAAGATACGTCGTCTGGTGTTTCAGCTTCGCGAAGATGCGAATCTTCACAGTCGAATGCGCCAACCGTGCGAGACGTAATGCCGCGATCCCAGCCATTCGACCGTCGCACCGGCGAACCATTCGCGAAACAGCGCGTCCCATTCGGCGTATTCGCGGATATTAATATGTAGCTCCATCCCCTCGTGTTGCGACCGGCGATTGTTCGCGGTCAGCAGCACGACATCGGACGCGACGCGCATCAGTTCCCTACATGCCAGTTCGTCATCGCCTGGCAGTAGATGCTCGATCACGTCGTTCATCGACACGACCTGAAAACTGCAGTCGGGAAACGGCAAATCGTGTGCATACGCCCGGACCACCCGAGGCTCGTCGATCAACGCGTCAACGATTTCCGTCCCCTGCACCGTTTGCCAGCCCATATCAGCGGCATGATCAAGCATTTCCCCCCTGCCGGTGCTGACGTCCAGAAACGACGTTCGTTGCCCGACCGGGATTGATGCGCTCAGGTCCAGACACGCATCGCGCATCCTGGCCTGGCCCATTGCATACGACGACACCGAATAGCAGGCGTCGTATTTGTTTTTTTCTGCTACGCGTGCAGCGTCAGCCATTTGCTAATCTCCATGCGCGGGAAACACGTCAGCGCGGTGTCGCGCGAACAGTTCGTAACCCGCATGCCCTCTCTGATGCAATCCTTCGCCATCGTTTCCATCATGATCGCCCACCTTGCGAGATGATTCTCCGACGGATTATTCAGCCCCTGGTGATCGCCGAACCAGTGCGCTATCCCGCCGGTGTACTGCATGTCGTACCCCAGCAGCGCGACGTCCGTCGCCCCTAAATGATACGCGATGTTGATCGCCTGGTGCCCGCTGTTTTCGCCGTAATAGAC